TAGTACGCCCGCTTCTTCTGGGCGATGGTGTCCTTGTTGGACTCGTAGTACGCCCGCTGCTTCTGAGCGATGGTGTCCTTGTTGGACTCGCGGTACGCCCGCTGCTTCTGAGCGATGGTGTCCTTGTTGGACTCGCGGTACGCCCGCTTGTACTGATCCTCGCAGTCAGCATGGACGACGCGCGGCCGCCCCGGCTTACCCGATGGTTCAATCGGGAAGCCGCAATGCAGACAGCAGCGTGAAGAAGATTTCACCTCCTCTCGTTCACTCGTAGGAACAGTGGCCATCAGTTCCCTCCTGTCTCCCGTATCTCCATGGTGATGAGCTTGCCACGCAGCGCGTGGAGCGCCAGCGCGCGTTCGACGTGCTCGAAGGGCACGTGGAACACCAGGCTCACCGACCCATTCGCTAGCGTGCCGATCTTGAAGATACGCGCCGGGATGGGCGCGGCGTCGGCCACGATGTCGGCCGCGGCGGCCAGCCCGCCGATCAGGACGGAGTGGAAGCGGTCGGCCCCTGCGGGTCGCTCATCAGCCGACTCTGCGCCTCGGCCAACTGCTGCTCCAAGCGCGCTTGCTCCGTCAGCAAGAGCCGCAGCTGTTCCGCCTCGTCCTCCTCGCGGGCCAGCACCGCCTGAATCCCCCCCGGGAGCGGCATCGAGTCGTCGTCGTAGTTCGGCATGTCCAGCGCCTTCTGCGCCGCTATCGCCTCGGGGTCCGGCGGCGTCACCATCGTCGGGTCCATCGGGCGGCCCTGGAGAATCGAGATCACCAACTCGCGCGTCTCGCGCTCGTGGGTCGCCTGCATCTCCTTGATGGTCGCCAGCGTCGTCGTCATCATCGTCGCCAGCGTCGTCGCCTCGGGCGATGGCACCGAGGGCTCCTGCGATGTCGAGGGCGGTGTGCCGTTCGTACTCGGCGTCGTAGTCGGTGTCGTCGACCCCTGGTTCGGCGTCGGGCGGTCGTCGGCCAGCGCCTCGCGCAAGAAGCGGCCCAGCGAGGTCTTGAAGCTCACCCACTCACGTACCGGGCTGGAGGGCTTCTTGCAGCGACTCGCCTACCGCCTTCGGCTCGGCCACCGCGGCCAGGCGGGCACGGCCACGCTTGGGCTGGCCGGCCTTGGCCGCCTTCGCTGCGGCCTCGGCGGCCTTGCGCCGCTCCTCCACCGTGTCGAGCGCCTTCTTGACCGTGCCGGTGTCGGGGATGATGGCGATGGTGCCGCACTTGAAGTCCTGGCCCAACTCCAGCTGCCCTTCGTCGTCACCCTTGGTGATGAGCTTGGGGTGGTGGGCGGTGACCTTGATGCGGATGGCGACGGTCAGCTCCTCCTCCAACTCGAAGATGCGGGGCTCGTCGAGGTCGGTGGCCGGGTGGAACCCGTCCGATGAGTTGAGCAACCGCACGTAGGTGCGGATGATGTTCTTGCCCCGGTACTCGCCCAGGTCGAGCGATGGCTGTACGGCTTCTGCGGTCATGCGTTCACTCCTTCTCGTTGGGATACGTCGGTGATGTGCACGCGCCGCACCGCCGTCTCGGCGGCGGCGGGCGTCTCGTAGTTCATGGAGGTGGCCCAGCCGCACGAACAGCGCCCACGGTGACGCCAGTGCGGCGTCTTGTCGGGCGCGGCGATGTTCACGCGGAAGGTGCAGACGGTGTGGGTGGTCACCGCGAGCACACCTCCTGCGCGACGATCCGCAACACCTGCTGTCGCGACCACCGGGCCGGTGTGGTGGTCCGGTAGCCGTTTGTACTCGGGGTCGCGGGGCGAGGAATGCGCCCCCGGGCCATGAGTCGGTTGACCTTCTGGCGTGCGTTGTTGTCGTTCAACGCGCCGAGCAGGCGGCCCAACTCAATGGCGGTGCATTCGCGGACGCCAGCACGCTCCATCAGAACCTCAGCGTCGAACAGCGCATCATCGAAGTCGACCACAGTGGTCACCGTCGCCCCACCCCGGCCGCGATGAGCCCGAGCACGATGAGTACGGCCACCACCCCGGCGATGACTGGGATCATCGTCGCCCCACCTCTTGCATCTGCGCAATCTCTGGCAGCCGCAGAAACCGCTCCATGGCCGCCTGGCGCGTGATACCGATGCCCTCGGCAATCGTCAGCCAGCCGACGCCTGCCTTGCGGGCGTCGATCACCAGGTTGTCGAGCGCCACCTTGGAGCCGAACAACGAGTCGTTCGCCTCCGCGATGGCGAGCCGCCACGCCTCGCGCTGTTCAGCCTCCATCAGCCCAGCACCATCTCGTAGATAGCCTTGGCCCATCGCGCGTCGCCAAGCGCGGTGTGTCGGTCGAAGTCCTCGGGGTCCACGCCCACGGCGATAGACAGCGCCTCGGAGTCCCACGGAAGCGAGAGAGCGATGGCGAGGTTTCCATGAGTCGGGCCATCGGCCCATGGGTCGCCTAAGCCCAGTTGGTTGATTGCGTTCCACTCGCCCGCAATGTGGGCCGCGGCCAGGTTCTCCACGTCGATCAGGTGGTAGTGCCACTCAGGGCACGCTTCGTTGTCCTTGAGCAACTTGCGAAGTCTCTCCTCATCGAAGGACACTACTGCGCCGACCAAGTGAGCACCACGAGTGAGCTTGGCGAACTCCTCAGAGAATGCCATCGGCCAAGTCATCGTGTCGTCACATGGCCATGGACGGTCGTAGCCCTTCGGGTGTCGCTCGTGGTAGCCGCCGATCTTGAGCGCAAACGGGTCAGCCACTCCCAGGTCCACCGGAAGGAACCACCTGTGATCGTGCTCCTGACCATCGGCCTCGCGCACGATCAGCCCGACCTCCCATATCTCATGGCGGTCAGGGTCAAGGCCAGTGGTTTCGGTGTCTACGAAAGCAAGCCGACTCACGACGGCCTCAGTAGCCGCGGCCCGCCCGCGCCTTCGACGTGACCGGGCATGTTGCCCATCAACTTGGCCTGGGCCAGCGCGGCGCGCATCTTCTCCTCGTGCTCGGTGACCTCGGCCTCGATCTTGTCGAGCTGGACCGACCGCTGGCCCTCAAAGTCGAAGTCGGCCCGGTCCAACACTCCCATCTCGACGCACAGGTGCTTGAGGTAGGTCGTGGCGCGCAGCGAATCGAACGCGCCGTCGAGATTGACTTTGCCGTCCGTGCGCTCTTTCATCTCGCGCACCCGGCGCTCGTTGTCGTCCTTCAAGAACGCGTGGTCGTCCTCCGTCATAGCGCAAGCTTACCTGCACGCAGGGCGGCTTGTCTACCCCACTTTCGGGGGAAGTTCAGCCGGGCGGCTGACTGGCCGCCGACAGCTTGGCCAAGAACGCGCCCTGCTCGGACGGGCTCAGCGCGGCGAAGTCGGCCAGCGCGGTGTCGAGGGCCGGGTCGTCGGGCGCCGCGTCAGCGGCGGCCGGCGCGGGGGCGGTCGATGAGTCCGCTAGCGAGCCACCGTTCGTAGGGTCCGCGGCGGCGGGGTCGCCTACGTCTCCGGTTGGCGCGGCATCGGGAGTGGGGATCGGCGTGCCGTCCGCGTTGGTCGGCTGCGGCTCGGTCACGGACCCGCTGGTGGCCACGGTGTCGGTCGGTGCGGCCACCTCGAGCGGAGGTGGAGTGGCCAGCGCCTCAGCCACCTTGGCGGCGACCGCGTGCTTGGCCCCGTCGAGCTTGTCGAGGACGGTGGCGACAGAATCGACCACGCCGTGGATGGCCAGCTCGACCTCCGCGAAGATCGGCTCCAACCCCGGGTCCAGTGCGCCAACGACGGCCTCGGCCACCGGGGCCGCACCTTCGGCCACGTGGGCGGCGTCCTCGGCCGCCCGCTGGAGCGCACTCACCTGGCGGGTGTCCGATGGGCGGTCCTTCGGCAACAGTTCGTCAACCACGTGCTCGGCTCCCTTGACTAGATCGGACTCCATGCCCCTCACCTTGTTCAACCATGACGGCACGAGAGCGCAGGCTACTGCTGCGCTAGCCCAACGGCAAGCATGGTGCGGCAGACTGTCCTCATGGCTGTCCTGCTACACGTCGTCCTACCGTTCCCCGAGCACCGCGAGGCGGGGATGATGTGGCGCTATCCCCGCGGAGATGAGGAGGGCCGGCCCTGCTGGTGGATCGAACTACCGACCACCCATCCCGACATCGGCAAACCGGGCCACCCGAGCCAGCTCCACTTCCTAACTACCGACCGCGCCCACGATCCCCCGCATCAGATGTGGGACGTGACCGGTACCGCCCCGCTCATCACCGTGCGGCCCTCCATCGACGTGATGCGCTACGTGCGCGGCCCGAACGACGCCGAGGGCAAGCCGACCTGGGTGTGCCAGGGGTCGTACTGGCATGGCTACATCACCAACGGCGTCATGGCCTGAGAGCCGCGTATACGCGGAGCGACCCCCGACTCTGACACCGGGGGTCGCTCTCGAAGTCGTCGCAGGACTTACCGCTCTGAATGGGCACTTGACACAGTAGCCGCGGCGCGCGCACACTTGCAACGCACTGGACCGTCGCAGGCCCAGCGATGACGAATGGAGACTCCCGGTTGGGACTTTTTGCCAGCGACTCAGAGCTAATCGCCCAGGCCAGAGGGCTGGCAGACGGGTCGATCCCGCCCCAGCGAAGGCGCTGGACCTCCTTCGACCACCTGACCATGCTGGCCGACGCCCTCGAACGCGAGCTCGAAGCGAACGCCCGGCTCCGTGAGGAGATTCGGGTGATCCGGGCCAAGCGCAACCGGGTGGTGGAGGTCTAGTGAGCGCCACCCCCCCCCCAGTCCGGTGCCCCAGGTGCGGCCGGGCGATGATCGAGCAATACCCGTTCTTCGATTGCCTTCGCTGCGGGGCCACTCTCCACGCTGACCAGCTTGGTGAGGCACCTGAGTTGACGGTGGTGGAGTGAGCCAACGGATTGCCGGCGAGCCGACCGAGGCGATGAGGGAACTTCTCTCCCGCGGCCTGGCCGAGCGTCCGATTGAAGTCCACCCCGAGATCATCCCCCTTCGTAGCCCCATCCGAGTGGCGAGATCCTTCGCCCCGGACCACACCGTCACAACCCCCGGCGCGTGGGAGCGGGCCGAACCTGGCGAAGCCGAGCGCCTGGCCCGGGCGGCCCAGCGTAAGCGTGAGCTGCGCGCCGAGGCCCACAAGCGCCGCCTCGAGGCCGAGCGCACCCGAACCACCTTCGTCAAGATCGGTCGCACGTTCCCGTCGAAGCACCCCGGCCGCTGCGTGGCCTGCAAGGCCCGATTCGGCGTGCGCACCTTGATCGCCAAGGCCGAGCCGAAAGGCTACGTCCATGAGCACTGTGAGGCACCCGAGGTGGTGCCCGACCCGGCGCTGAGCCAAACGCGGGCACAGGTCCGCACGGCCATCGCCGCTAGCAGGTACACCAGCCGTGGGGCGGACCCAACGTAGGTCCACCTACCGACCGTCATCTCCTGGTCTACCCCGAACCCCCGTTCGGTCATGTGATTCTCGGCCCCCTACTCGGACCAGTGCGCGCCAAAACCTGCTGAGTGTTTGCTACTTGCTAACACCGCACGTCAAAACCATCGCAGCTTCCCGATGAAGCGGGTCGCTGCCCCTGCCTAGCGGGCTGAAATTTTCTGCTAACTACGGCAAATTCTCCTGGTGAGGCAGGGTACGAGTGTGGGGATATGGCGAAAATTGTCACCATACGCTGGGAAAATCTGCTCACGGTACGGTGTCTGAGTGTGTGGATTCTCCCTCTCCCACACAGCCCGGGTGGGCCAAACGCTCGCAGAAGGTCCAGGTCAGCGCACAGGCACGGGTCAGTTAGCGATCAGCTAACGGACCAGGCCGGGGGGCCGTCAGTGACACTGACAGAGGGAGGGAGGGAGCCTCGGGCAAGCACGCACGAATGTTGCGTCATTTGCCCGATCCACGCAACGATGGTGAGCGTAGCTCCACACTCACGCTGACGATCACCGTTGGCAACGGTCCACCCGCACACTCATTGCGCCTGTGCCTGCTTGCAAGAGCAAGCACCATCGGCCGTCAGTGACGCTGACAAGCCAGCAACCGGCGCGCCGCGCGAGACGACGGCTTGATCTGGACGGTGCAAGGAAGCTTGCATGTTGGGGCCTGATCTGTCAGACTGACTGACGGGAGCGAGGAGACACCATGGCAAGTGAACTCGACCGCATCATGGGTGCCGACCGGCTGGCCCGGCCGCACGCTGTCGCTGGCCGGCGTGACCCGGCGCCAGAATGGGACACCTGGTACGAGGAGTTCACCTCTACCGACCGTAGGCGCCTGGTGGCGTTCACGGTGGCCGATGGTGGCGTAGCCCCCGACGTGTTGGCGACCTGGCTGGGCACCTCGGTGGACGACGCCATGTGGCAGTGGCGCCAGGCTGCGCTGGCCGAGCTCAAGAGCCTCCAGCACGACTACCTGGCGCAGGACCGTGACCAAGAGGAGGCGGCACTCCTGGCGGCCGCTGACGCCGCGCTGCTCGGTCCACAAGAGCTGGCCGCGGCCTGTGGGGTGAGCCCTGCGGTGATCCACCAGTGGCGACGGCGTGAGCGCCTGCCCCAGGCGGACCTGGTGATCAGTGGGGTGCCGATGTGGTACTGGCGCACCATCGCCCACGTGGTCGAGGCCCGCGAGCGCATCGCCAGTTGACGATCTCGGCACGCTGGAGAGGCCAGCGGCCGTAGAAGGGAGCACGAATGAGCACTGACAGCGACCACAGCACGATCATGGCGTGGCAGCACCTCAACGCACGGAACGACCGCAACGGCAACCCGCGCCGGGTGTTCGTGGTCTACGCCCAAGACGGCAGCATCCTTGACGCCATCGACGAGGGCTACACCGGCACGCCACGCTGGCTGCGGGACTTTCCCCAGCTACCCGGCTTCGTCATCACCTACAGCGAGTACCGCGAGCTGCTCACGCACGCTGCGACCCCGGTGGGTGCCTGATGGCTGGTCACGAGCCGATGCCCGAGGCGTGTGACGCCTGCGGCTATGAGACGGCCGACCTCACCGAGAAGGACGCCTACGCCCGCGTTGCGGGTGCTGGACCGTTCACACCGGAAAACGAGAAGATGTGGGGCTGGCTGTGCGACGTGTGCCGAAACACGATGGTCGGCAACGCGTGGCTGTACCCGCGCAACTATGACCCGATGTTGCTCAACCTGGGTTCGGCCATCAACTACGGGACGAACCTCATCCTTGACGAGGTCCGCAAAGGTCGCTGAAACCACCGCTGTCCCAGTCCGGTCCCGCGTGCGAGGCCGGGCCGTGTCCACGGTGGGCACCCACGAAGGAGGAAACGACCATGAGTGAGCACGATGAGGTGAGGTGGATATGAGCGCGGTCATCGCATCGACGCTTGAGCAGGCCCAATCTGACCCCGAGCACCACTGGAAAACCCGCGAGGGCGTCTGGGTCCACATTGAGGACATGACCGACACCCACCTAACGAACACCATCGCCTACATCGAGCGCCTGGCGCCGTCCCTAGCGTGGTTGGAGATCGACCCCTGGTATCGGAACATGGTGGCCGAGTGGGAGCATCGGGACGCCATGAATGACATCCCACGCGAGGGGTCTGACCGCTACGGGAGCCTGTCATGACGCCCGACGAGACGGCCCGTGACGCCGTGCTGACCGGCCTGGCCAACGTGGGCATGTACCCCGGCCCGGTAGACGCTGGCGACGTTGACGCCGACGTTGTGGCCGACGCCGTGCTCAAGGCCCTTGGTTGGGAAACCCTGGTCAGCACGGCTGAAGCTGCGCTCGAGTCAATCGGATACCCCGAGTTGGTGCGCCTCGCCCGTCTGGCCGCCGACCGCCTGGACGAGTACGTCCAGGCCTCCCAGGCCCAGGGCACGTACGGGGAGCTGGACTACGACCAGGGGACGATCAACCTGGTGCGTGACTTGCGCGCCGCCCTGGGCTAGCCTGACGAGTCCTACGTGCCAGCCCCACGGGGCTAGGGTAGGTGCGAGAAGCGCCCTCCGGGGCGCTTTCTCGCGTCAGGGGGCAGACGGTGGGGCGAAGCTGGCCAGCGGGCCGCGCAGCTCGATCTTGACGCCCGCCGGCCCACGCTGGGGCGCCTCCATGGTTATGGCGTGGACGTAGGACGGCGAGTCGTCCTCCAGCACGCCTGCGTCAAGCAGGATGCCGTCCAGGCACGCTTTGATGACCGGGTAGTGGCCGCCCACGTCGGCCAGGACGCCCTTGGCCACGAATGGCGTGGCCCGGACCCGCACCCAGGTGTAGCGGGGGACGTGGAGCTCCAGTGCCCGCACCTTGGCGCAGAAGCGCCACAGCTGCGTCACCTCGGCCACCTGCCAGCGGTTGGCCGTGCCGCGTGCCCAGTTCATCGTCATCATCCGCGCCGGGGCGTCGAGCACGATGACGGATTGGCTGTATACGCTCGCATACGGCACCTCTGGGGCGCTGGGGGCCTCGGTGCGTCCGTCAGTACCGCCCTGGGCGCTCAGGTCCACTGAGGCGCTGGTTCGGCTGCCAGGGCACGCACGTCGCCCAGGGCAGCGTGCCAGTCGGCGTGGAGCCGACGCCAGCCCTGGGGCTCACCGTTGGGGCCGCCGGACGGAATGCGGACCCCACACTCCACGCACTCGCCGGTCGGGTAGAACGCCTTGGTGGCGTTGGTGCGGGTGGTCACTGCATCACCGCAGCGCTGATTAGCCGCCGCAGTCGGTCGTACTTCTGCTCGACCTCGTTGGCGAACGCCTCGGCCAGCCGCTTCTCCTCGCGGGCGTTGCTCAGGTCATAGCCCAGAGACTCCATCTCCTCGGCCATCTCAGCGCAGCCGGGACAACGCTCGTGATCGTGACCAATGAACGTCGGCCCAGCACCCCCATCTCCCACCACTGGTGGCTGGTCGTCGTCAGGCATCGTCCGGCCAATCACTCTCGAACTGGATACACGGACAATCCGTGACCTCGCACTCACTTGGGCCGTGATTGCTGTTGCGGTGCTCGTCCATTTCGTGCCCGCAGGTACATGTGTCACCCATCGTTCCCCTCCTGGGTCTTGCGAAACGGGTCCTTCACAACGTCGGTTGCTCCGCAGGCGGCGCAATCCACGCGCTCATCACGCACGTTCAGGACGAGTTCGTAGCGCCCGCACTCGGGAGCCGTGCCGTGGTGGCCTTGCACCGAGAGGCCAGAGCCGAGCGTCACACCGAGTCGCTTTCATGCGGGTGCAGAGCCGTCGCCCCCTCGCCCCCATCACCCACTACGGGGAGGTCACTCACGGCCGGTCATCTCCGCTGGTAGCCTCATGCAGCAGTTCTCGGGCACCTTGACCGTGCCGTCTGCTTCGGGTTCGGACTCGACCAGCGAGGTCATGCGAAAGCCGCCAGGGTCCACCGTGATCTCAATGAGCTGCTCGAACGGGAACCCCTTTGGCATCTCGATCTCGCCCCATTGGTGCAGGCCGTCCTCCGACCGCTGGCATTCGCCCTCATGGGGTTCGTCGTTCCACGGCTCACTACACCAGCGGCAGGGCGGAATCCGGAAGTTCATACGGGACAGGTCATCGTCCACGATCACGAACCCACACCACGAGCACCGCTGGCGTTGCAGCGTGCCGAACTGGATACACGGCCCAGCGATGTGGATCATCGTGGTCACGGCTGTGTCAACCAGTTCGTCGCTCACTGTCCCTCCTGGGTCTTGCGGTAGGCGGCGAGGGCGGCACGAAGTTGCACAACCAGACGCCCTTCGTTCCTTGGCGAGAACGTCGCATCTAGCGCCTCAGCCGCCCGCACCACGTCGTCAAGGGCCTTCTGGCGCTCGGCGTCTGCGGAGAGGTCGGGGGTGGGGGTCACGGCATCAGCCGGATACGGCTGTGGTTGTCGCACTCCCCGTCGATCTGCCAGTCGTAGATGCGACGGTTGCGCCGACGCCGGCGTGCGGTGGCCAGCGCCTCGCGCACGCCACACCACAACAGGCCCGCCGTGGCCAGGGCCTCGCCCACGTCCCACTCCACGCCGGTCAAAACGGATCTTCCTCGTCGAGCGGGAGTTGCCCGTCCTCGACCACTTCGGCGTCGACCGCCTCGTCCTCGTCCACCACGCACGTGTCGGGCCAGCCCGCCGCGATGTTGATGGCCTCTTGGAGCTGGGCGTCACTCAGTTTGGTCACGTCGCCGTAGCCGCGCTGGGCGAGGAACGCCCGGCACAGCGGCTGCTGGGGGCCGTCCAGCCCGGCGATGAGTGCCGTCAGCGCCTTGCGCGTCTCCAGGCGCACGTCGGAGTCGGTGGCCGGGGCGTCAGGTGCCTTCGGTGTCCTGGTGCGCTTGGTCCTGTTCGTCGGTGACGGCGGCTCGGCAGATGTGGCAGCCGAGGGCGACGTGGACTCGCCGGAAGGCGCGCTCGTCGAAGTCGTCGAGGGCTCGGGCGAGTCGCTCGGCGGCGCTGAGGGCGTGACTGGTGGCTGCTCGGCTGCGGGCGCTGGGGGTGCGCTCGGGGTTGTGGACTGTGATGTGCTCGCGGGGTGCCGTGGTGGTGCCTCCTCGGTGTCGGGACGGCCCGAGAAGTCCCTGATCTCCTCGGGGGTGTAGCTCATGCCCGCCAGCACGTCGGCAAAGTACCGACGACCGGCCCCCGCCGTGGCGCGGGCGTCCAACATGGCGCGGGGCATCTTCTTCCAGTTGTCCTTGCCCAGCAGGCCCGCCAGGCGGGCGTCCTTGATGGAGTAGGCGTAGACCTCGGAACGGGCGGCGGGCCAGTCGTTGCGGTGCGCCTCAATGGACACGGCCACGATCTCCCCAGCCTCGTCGTACACGTCAGAGAGGATGAACTGGTGGCCCTTGTCCATGATAAGCGCCCGCATGGCCTCGGGCTTGATCCCGACCGTGCCCTCGATCACCTCGAAGCTGGCGAGTGCCTGCATCGGGCCGAACCCCATCTCGTAGCCCTTGAAGAACATGGCGACGATGGCCTCGGGCCGGCCGCGCAGCACCTTGGGCACCAGCTCGGTCTGACAGATTCGACGTGCCAGCCGCCAGTAGTCCTCGGCGTAGGGGATGGCGCCCAACACCTTGGCCGGGATCATGGAGTAATCGGGCCTCTGCTCAGGCACCACGACCATCGGGGCCCGGTCACCAGCGGGCACGATCTCGCCGTGCTCGGTGACGGTCGGCGGGATGCCCTCGCCGTTCCCGTTGCCGTCCGTCTGCGTCTCGGGCACCGCCTCGGGCGGCTGCTCGATCACGGCCCGCTTGGCGTGCAGCAGGCTGGCCAGGTCGGTGGTGCTCGTGGCTGTCATGGTCATTCCCCTTCCTTCGTTGCGGTGTAGCGGAGCGTCCGCACCGATGTAGTGCGGTCGAATTCGGCGGCCAGGGCCGGGTGGGCCTCCTTGAGCGCCTTGGTGTCGAGCGTGTGGCGGGTCGAGCCCTTCCAGGTCACGACCTTGGCCCCGTTGAACGTGCCGACCTCGGCGTCACCCAGCGCCTCCATGACGGTGGCGTCGATGGTGTCGAGGCTGGCCTTGATCTCCTTGATGGCGGCGGTCTGGGAGGCCCGTAGCGCCAGCAGGTCGCCCAGGTCGGGCACGGTGGCCGCCAGGTTGACGCTCTTGCCCTCCTCGGGCTGCCAGCGGCGCTGGAGGGCACGGCGGGTGCCCTCGGACCCATCGGCCGGCGGGGCCTCACGGGCGACCACCTTGTCCCAGAACGCCTCCTCGATGGCCACCAGGTCAGCGATTAGGTCGTCGTTGCGCTCGACCTCGGCAATGACCAGTTGCTGGCCGCCGATCAGACAGGCGTAGTGGACGACCGGCAGGCCGAGGACGGCCAGGTAGTGCTGGCCCTGAACGGCGTAGGTCAGGGGCACAGACGGTGCCCCGTCGTCGCCCGGTGCCCACTGGTCAGCGAAGCGGGTGGTCTTGATCTCGAGCACCCCGTCGAGCGCGTCGACCGGGCCGGTGAGCCGGTCCACGTTGGCGAACATGAACGGGTACTCGGTGTTGCGCACCATGCGGTTGAACTTGTGGACCTCGATGCCGGTGCGGGAGGAGAACTCGGCCGCGATGGGATCTTCGAGCAGGTGGCCCCACCGCTGGTACTCCTTCTCGTCGCCGGGGTCGGGCAGCACGCCTGCCACCTTCTCGCTCCACAGCTCGTAGGGGCTGCGGTAGGTGCTCACCCCGGCCACCACGCCTGCGTCGGAGCCGCCGAGGCCGCCCAGGCGCAACTGGTGCCACTCGGGGCTGTTGGCGCCGATCTCGTCGAGGTCAGCGATGATTTCGATGCTCATTGTCCTACCTCCACCGGGTGCAGCTCGTACTCGGTCCCGTCGAGCACCAGACGCCGAAACGGCGCGGGTGCGGACTCGTTGACGACGCTCGGCTGCGCTTCCGCGTCGCCCATGCCCAGTTCGACCACTTGGCCGTAGACCACTTCGCCACCGTCGAGACGGCCGCAAGTGACCCGCTTCTCCTCATCGGTGACGGTCTGCTTGTAGACCGCGACCCCAGCGAACAGGCGGAAGCGGAAGCTCAGAACCTTCTTGCAGGTGATCGAGAGGCCCGCAAGGATGCCCGAACCGGCCTCGATGCCCCAACCGGCCTCGATGCCCGAACCGGCCTTGATGCCCTCACCGGCCTCGATGCCCGAACCGGCCCTGATGCCCCAACCGGCCTTGATGCCCTCACCGGCCTTGATGCCCGAACCGGCCTCGATGCCCGAACCGGCCGAAGCTGTGATGTGCTTGCGCACCCACAGCTTCGGGAAGTAGACCCAGCCGAGTCCGCCTTCGATCTCCACGGACCCGTCGAACTCAGTGGACAGGTCGACCTTGCCGCAGTATTCGCGGTAGTAGGTGCCCGGGACTTCTTTGAAGTCAGCGGCGGTCAGTTTCAGCACATCGCTCATGGCGCTCCTTTGCTTGCTCCCGCTGACCATAGTGACAGGTTGCTCAGGGTAATGCAAGCCTCCCTGCACCCCCTGGACGCGGAGACGCCCCCGGCGACAGGCTCAGGGGCGTTCCGTCTCGGACCCGTCGACGCCTCGCTGGGAGCAGGAGCACTCAGGCCCGAGGTGACTCAGGCTAACTCGTCAGGTGCCGCTCTGGTCGGCCTCACGCTGTTGGACCCGCTGTCGCTCCTTGGCCTGCTCACGCACCTCGGTCGCCGCGGCCAGGCGTGCGGCCTCCACGTCGGCGCGCACCCAGTCCACCTTGCGACTCACGGTGTCGAGCTTGTGCTCCAGGGCGTCCATGCGGAACGGGGCCGACTTGACCTCCCCGATCCCGTACTCGGCCTCGCGCCCGAACAAGAACTCGTCCATGCGCTTCTCGCGCTCGCGGCGACGGCGTGCCCCACCGGCCCGCACGGTGACGAACGTGTAGAGGCCGAGGACGGCGAGCAGCACATCGGCCACGCTCTGCCCCACGGCTGGCCACACGTTGGTGGCCGCGAGCACCGGCTACTGGACCTTGGTGAACAGCGCGAACTGGCCAGCGCTCATGGGCTGGGGCAGGGTCTTGATGCCTGCCGCCTGGAAGTTGGTGAGGTCGGCTGGGCTGGTGATGTGCAGGGCCGTCGAGCCGCTGCACAGCCACTCTGCACCGTCCATGATGGCGATGAACACTTCGGGTTCCTCCTGGGTTGGTGGTGGGGCGGGTGGGTCGAACTTGCCGAACAGGTCGTCGTACTGCGTTTCGGTGCCGTGCCACGACGACTCGTCGCAGGCGACCGGGATGCCGGGGATGGTCGCCGCGTCGGTGAACTGCCAGAGCACCCCGTAGCCGGGGTAGAGCTGGGGCCGTCCTGGCGCGGGGTAGGCGGCCACCCAGATCAGGCTCGGTATCTGGCCGCGGATCGGGCCGATGGACGACGCGGACCCGTAGGTGGCGAGTTGGGCGCTCGGCAGGCCGAGTCCCTGGAGGAACTGGCGCACCCAGCCCACGTTGGTCGATGTCTCGATGTCGAGCAGCCGGGCGTACTTGGCCCCGGCGTGGGCGACGAACCACTCGACCTCTTTGGCCACGATCCCCCACCCGGCGTAGTGGTAGGCCAACACGTCGAGGCCCGCGGCCAGCGCGCCGGCCCGGTCCCCTTCGTAGTACGGGTTGGCGTAGCTGTCACCCTCGGTGGCCTTGATGAGCGCGGTGGTGACACCAGCGCGGGCGACGGCGGGCCAGTTGATCGCAGCCCCGTTCGGGTGTTGGGCGCTACTCACGTCCACGATCCGGCCCACTGTCATGCCAGAGAGTACCCGCCCTGACGTGCGCCACCAGGCTTTAGGGCGATCATGTTGGCGCACACGTAGCTGATGCGGTTCTCGAAGTGCCACGCGCTGGGAAAGAACGTGAAGCACCGCGACGACTGGAACCGGCCCTTGATGGCGGGCACGTACTTGGAATACTCCGCGTTCGTCCAGTACCACCAACTGTTCTCGTTGTAGAAGGCCGTGTGAGTGGGGTCCATCCACGCCCCCCGCCCATCGGTCGAGGGCGTGAGACTCAGCAGGAGCCCACCGTGGGCCAGCACGCGGTGGATCTCGTTGAGCAGCGCCACCGAGTCCGCGACGTGCTCCAAGAAGTCGACGGCGCGCACCACGCCCACCTCGCCGTCCTCGTAGCCCGCCAGCGTCTCGAACACGTCCTCGCCGCTGAGTGCGATGTCCACCGGCACGTAGCCCTCGGGGCAGTTGTGCGCCCCGCCCAGGTCGAGCGCCACCAGGCCCTCGCGCGCCGCCCACGCCAGCGCGTTGGGCTGGATGGTGGCGTCGTAGAGCGCCACCGTCTCGGTCTGGATGCGAGCGTTGGTGTCACTCTGGGACTGGGTGTTGCCACCGTGGCCGACGCGTTGAAGGTACAGGCACTCGGGGATGTGCCAGAACCGGGTGGCCTGGTACAGCCGGGCCATCAGGTCTTGGTCGTCGAGGATGTCACGGGTGGTGTCGTAGCCGCCCACGTCGTCGTAGACCTCGCGCCGGAACGCCCGGACGTGGTTCGGCGCGTACCAGATATAGGCGAGGTTGTGCGGTGACGGTTCCAGGGCGGTGACCGCCTGGACCTCGCGCCCGTCCACCTCCGTCTCGTAGTACACCCAGCCGTTCGCCTCGTCGAATCGGTCATCGTTGCGGCTTCCGTCCGCGTTGATCTGCGCGCAGTCGGAGTAGACGAACCCGACCTCGGGGTGGTCGTCGAAGGCGGCGACCACCTGGGCCAGAGCGGTGGTGGCCAGCACGTCGTCGTGGTCGAGTTCGACCAGCAGCTCCCCTCGCGCCATCTCACACGCCCTGGCCTTGAGCGCGCCGACGCCGGTCACCGTGGCGCTGCGCACGATGACGCGCTCATCGTCGGGCCGCTTCCACTGCGCGCCGCCGTTGAGCAGCACCACCCATTCCCAGTCGCTCATGGTCTGGGCGTCAAGGCTGGCGTAGCACTCGTCGAGGTAGCGCGGATCGTGGCTCGGGGTAAAGACGCTGACGCGGGGTGTCATGTGGTGCTGTCGGTGACGAGGCCGTAATCGGCCAGTGCGGTCATCAGTGACGCAAGGGCGGCGTTGCCGCCCTTGGACCCGGTGACGGTGGGCTTGGCGATGGGCGTGGTGCCGAAGAAGCCCATATCGCCAGGGAACTGGGTTGACCCGTCAGGGTTGAAGGTCCAGTTGAACGGCGTGAACCCAGATGGCCCGATACGGATGACGAACTGCTGCGTACCGTCAGCGCCGTATGCCTCCCAGTAGACCCCGTTCCCGGTGCCGTTGATGCCGAGCGTGTCGCTGATGATGGCCTGGGGATAGGTGTTCGGATCGGCCAGGAGCACGACCGTCCCAGCGAAGCCAGGGGTGTCCCCGGTAGTGCCGAAGCCCCCGACTTGTAGCCATCCGGTGTTCGACCCGCTGGTCCCGGCGTAGACGTAGAGGCCACCAGACGTGCCCGCCTTGTCCTCGTACCACTGGCCCGCGTTGGCGATCTGGACGCCCTCGGGCGACCCGTTGCCCGTGAAGTCGGGGAACGACCCGCCGCCGCCGCTCGCGCCTTGGAACCCCTGGTGGCCTTGCGTTCCCTGGCTCCCTTGGAACCCCTGGGTTCCTTGTGCCCCTTGCGCGCCGGCGCCACCCTGGGCACCCTGTGTCCCTTGCGCTCCTTGCGCGCCAGAGCCGGTCGCACCCTGGACACCCTGGACACCCTGCGTGCCCTGGTTTCCTTGACTCCCCTGCACACCTTGGGTTCCTTGGAACCCTTGCGGCCCCTGCGCGCCCTGGAACCCCTGCGGTCCGGTGACGCCGCCTTCAATGGCCGCGCCCATCGCCAGCAGCAGCACGCCGAGGGTGATGTCATCGGGCGGGGTGCCCGCCAGATTGACCTCGATGATGTAGCGGTAAATCTCGTCGAGCGAGGTGGGGGTCGTCACGGCTCAGGTCACGTAGAGGTGACGGTCACGCACTTGTGACTTCCTCCCAGCCCGTCGCTCCACCGATCATGAGCTTGTGCAACGTCACGTCGTAGTACATGCCCCCTTCGACGTAGGCGGGGGCGGATGAAGTCGGGGCCTGGACTGGGAACACAACGCCACTGAAACGAGCAGAACCATCAGCCGTGTTGAGTGCCGTGTTGAAAGCCCCCGTAGGGTCTGCCAGAAAAATCTGCTTACCCGTCTGGCTGACAAGGAAAAGGTCACCGTTAGCGTTGAAAGCAACACCGGGAGGGAAAGCTACGGATACGTCTGCAATACCCCCCACTTGAACCCAACCCGTATCAGTCGAGTTGGTGCCAGTGAACACATACAGACCGTTTGTCGTGGCGCTGGTGTCCTCGTACCACTGGCCGAAGTTGGCCGTCTGCACCCCTTCGGGTGATCCTGACCCGGTGAAGTCGGGGAAGGAGGAGCCGCCGCCACCTTGGTTCGCCACAATGGCCGCACCGAGCGCCAGCAGCAGCTCGTGGAGCGTGCTGTCGGTGGCCGAGGGTCCACCGATCTGGTTGATGATGGAGGCGTAAATCTCGCCCAGTGTGACTGGTTCGTCGGACATCTCAGTACCCTTCTACGACGATGAGATCGGTCGAGCCGATCGCGCTGACGGCACTCACGGTGATCCCGTTGAGTGTGGTGGTGGCGACCAGGCCGCCGACACTCGGGCTGGTGACCTGGGCGATGGTGGCGAAGGCGGTGGGGAAGTTGTAGGTCACCCCGGCCACGCTGACGAAGTTGGCGCTGACGACGACCAGCGCCTTCTTGTACGCCGCGGTGCGGAAGGGTTCCGAGCCAGTGATGGTGCCCGCTGTCCCGTTGACGACCACGATGCCGGTGGACACCGGAGCGCCCTGCGGCCCTTGGAACCCCTGCGCGCCCTGTGGGCCAGCCGCGCCGGCCGCTCCCACGTCGCCCTGTGCGCCCTGAGTCCCCTGGTGGCCCTGGTTCCCCTGGTTGCCCACCACTCCCTGGGGGCCTTGGGCACCTTCGGCCCCGGTCGCCCCCACCGCCCCCTGGTGGCCTTGCGCTCCCTGGTCCCCCTGTGCGCCTTGCTCACCTTGCGATCCTTGGTTGCCGTCGAAGCCCTGGTGGCCCTGGGAGCCTTGTGGTCCCTGGGCACCGATCCCGTCGCTGCCAGGCACCCCCTGGTGGCCCTGGGCACCCTGGGCACCGGCATCACCCTGGGCACCTTGGGTGCCCTGGTGGCCCTGGGCACCCTGCGCTCCACCGGACGGACCTTGCGGGCCTTGGACGCCCTGGGCACCGTTGCCCGGCCCGAAGGCGCCAGGGCCGACGCTCACTGGCGACCGACGAGGACCGCCACGACCACGCTGCCCGCGCTGATCGCAAACAGCGAGTCGCCGCCCACCGAGTTGAACGTCAGTGACTCGCCGTGGTCAAGCGGGAACCCGTTCTCCGCGCTCACGTCGGACCCGCCCAGGTACACGCTGTTCTCGGCGTCAGTGTTCTTGACCACGATGGGCAGGGGATCGTTGAACGTGCCCGCACGGAACACCTGGGCGGCGGCGTCAGGGGCCGAATCGGGCGGCACTCCGGTCGTGGTCTGCCACAGCAGGGTCGCCTCGGTGGTGACATCGACCTGGGCTGACACGGACGCCATGAGGGCGAAGGTTACCCCCTGCGCCGCCCCGAGTCACGGTTCGCGTCCTGGGCGGCCCGGGCAGCCAGGCGGGCTTCGAGCGCCCGCTTGGCCTTGCGCTCGGCAATCTTGGCCTGCTTGGCCGCATAGGCGGCCTTGCGCTCGGCCACGTCGGCCTTGTGCTCGGCCTGCGTCAACGTGCCCAAGTAGCGCAGGTAGAGCTCGCGGTCGCACCAGGTGTCGGGCACGGTGCGGACCCGTATCTCCCAGCGTTCGAGCGGGGCGTGGCGCACCAGCCAGTTGCGGATCTGGGTGGCGTCGTTGTGGATGGCCCGGTTGGTGGCCTCCCGGCCACCCTTGGTCACCCGGCTCACCAGCATCCACCCCCGCGGCGGGTTGGGTTCGACCCAGCCCGCCGGCGGCTTGCGGGCCTCGGGCCAGGCCGGGTGCAGGCGCCCGAGCGCGATGTGCTCGGCCCAGCGTGACGGGCGCTCGGGCGCCTTCCAGCGCGGCGGGGGCTGCTGGAACACCGGGCGGGCCATGAAGCCGGTGGTGTCAGGTACGGGCATCAGCGGGCTTCCGTGCGCCGCAGGTGTCCCAGTGGCACGTGAACAGGTGGAACTTGACGTAGGGCCGCTCGTCCTGCGGCACGTAGGCCACGATCTTGTTCCACTGTTCGCCGTCCCACTCCAGTTTCAGCTTGCAGTACGTTCCCTCGGCCTGGTTGGGCGCGAGGTCGATGGCGATGCGCTTGCCGTTCGTGGTGACGCACCAAAGCACAGGACTCCCGCACTGGTAGCACCCGTGGAGGTCGTCATCGGGCGGCGTCGGCACCGTTCTCTTGCTCCAAAAGTAGCCACACCACCACCGCGTCCTGAATGGCGTCGGTGCGGCTGGCGATGCCGGGGTGGCCCTTCTCCACCTCGGCGTTGAGCAGGTCGTCCACGGCCCGGGGGAGCCGGATGGACCGGCTCACCGTGTCGCCCGCCATGGCGGGGAACTCCTTGACCGTGTAGCGGCGCCTTGCTCCCATTCCGACAGCGTATACGCGGCGTCACGCCGTATGCAGGACTACCTCACCAACCATACGGCGTAGGGGGCGGCAGAAGGGACTCAATCGGGGCCACACCGGGGCTGGCCGCGGCAGCCTGCTGGTACAGCTGCTGGAGGGCGGCGGGGGTGATTTCGTAGGCCGGGTTGAGCGGATTCGGCACCGTCGTATACCCCTTGAGCGTGGAGAAGTCGCCCGACGTAAACGCGTTGTAGGCCGTCGTCTTGGCCACCTCGTAGCGGGCGTCCTCGTCCCGGGCCGCGATCTGCTTGAGGTTGACCGGCGGGGTGACGAAGGGGATGTTGAGCGATTCGAGCATCGACTTGATGGCCGCCGAGCGATCCGTGTTCCACGTGGAACGGATGCCCGAGGCGGCGTCGAGGGCGGTCCCCACCGCGGCGGCCTGGGGCACCCACTGGCTGATGCCCGAGACGAGGCCGCCCTGCGGCCCGGCCGTCTCGATGCCGTAGAAGTCGTTGTAGGTCACGGTCGGGTACAGCACGTTGGACCCGTAGATGAACTGCGGGTCCACCATCGACGGGATGGCGGTGATGGCCGGGTTCAGCGACTCCAAGAACCCGGTGAGGCTGGCGTAGTTCGCCACGTCGCGGAACGGGTCGAGGGAGCGGATGTCGACCGCGTTCACGTTGCCCTGGGAGTCGGGCGAGCCCAGCTGGAACAAGAGCTGGAGACGGATCGGGTAGGCCAGCGGCACGCTGGCCGAGGCGTGGTAGGCCATCTGGGAGAGCACCAGGGTCCGCCAGGGGTGGTCGAAGGGGAAGGACATCACGTAGCCCAAGATGTGCTTCTGCCACCCGTAGAAGGGCATGATCGACGTGGCCACCAGGCGCTCGAACGGGCTCATGGCCGAGAGATTCCCGAACACCTCGTTCACGTGGTGCATACCTTCCACCATGGCCCTGTCCGCCGACAGCGTGATCGGCTTGCCGGTCACCGGGTCGGCCAGCGCCACCCGGGCCGAGCGCCGCTCGGCCTTGGCCGCGCCGTCGAGGTAGGCCACTGCCCCCTGGAGGTCGCGGACGTAACGGGTGAAGCGGAAGTTGAGGTCGGCCATGGCCCGCAGCACGTGGACCGGCTTGGCGGCCGCCCGGGCGATGCCCTGGCGTTGCTCAATGTGCTCGTTCACCGCCATGGTCCCCTGGTCCCGGCCGCCCTGGGTGTGGTACAGGCGCAGAGCGGCCTCCTCATAGCCCTCCTCGACCGCGGCGTGGCCGGCCAGTTCGTTGGGCAGGGTGCCGTCGCGCAGCGCCCGGGCCGCGTCACCGATCATGGTGAGCGCGTAGGGCGTAGAGCGGAGGGCGAGCATCATCGTCCCGCCGAATATGATGTGGGCGTCGTAGCGCGGCGAGAGGCCCAAGATGGAGTAGCGGAACAGCTTGGTCGACCCGCTCACCACCCTCCACCCGCCGCCCCGGGCCTTGTTCATCTGCTCGATGGCCCGCACCATCGGCGTGGGTAGGTACATCTCCTCGTGGCCCCAGCGCGGCAGCCCGAAGCCGAACAGGGCGGTCGGGTCCACCGCGGACAGGCCCATCTGGTCGGCCAGGGCGGCGTACTCGTGGCGCAGGGTGCCGCCACTGGCCCGGGCCTCGGGCGTCAGGTAGCGGTCCGCGAAGGTGGCGAAGTCCTCCCGTGAGATGGTCAGCGGGCGAAGGTAGTGCTCCGCGAACTCGATGGTGGTGTCACGTTGGAGGGCCTGGACGGTGGCCTTGTTGATGCCCAGCGCGAAGTCGTGGACCGCAGGCGTCGGCTCCCAGGCCCGGGCCTTGGACATGTCGGGCTTGGGGATGCCGCGCCCGATCACCGGGGCCAGGGAGTCACGCCCCAGGCGCTCGTCGAAGCCGACCGCCGAGGGGATGTACTGGATGCGCAGGCCCTGGGCGATCAGGGTTTTCAATTCGGCCTGGGCCGAGCGCACGGCGTCCTTCTTGGCCGCCAGCGCCATGGCCGATACCTCGGGGGACATCGTGGGGTCGCCGTAGATGTCACTGAATCTGGCGTCCATGTACTCGGCCAGGAGTTGAGGGTCAGCGCGGAGCGCGGCGATGCGGTCGGCCCCCATGCCCGCCTTCTCGGCGTGGCGCATGGTGGCGGCCACCAGTTCGGCACTGTGCTCGTGGGCGAGTAGGTGCTTCTCGTAGAGCGCCACGTACACGTCGCGGTACTCGTCCGAGGGGTTGTCCTCGACGGCCCGGTGGAACCGCTCGGTGGTCCGCCCCAGCGCGCTCACGTCGCGGATGGCGTCCCCCATCCCGGCCTTCTCGACCTCGATGGCCGCCTTGGCGGCGTCCAGTTCGGTGTGCTGGCGCTTGGTCAGCGCCGCCAGTTCCTTGTCGTAGCGGAGCTTGGCGATCTTGGAACTGGTCACCAGATCCTCGCGGGCCTTGGCCAGGGCGTTGCGGGTCAGCACGCGGAACTTGGCGATGTCGCCGCGCACCTTGGGCATGATGACGTGCTCGAGCGTGTGGGTCGTGGCCCGGGCCGCCTGGGCCTCGCCATCGGCCTCGATGCGGGCGGTGACCGTGGCCAAGAAGTCGTTGTGCATGGCCACCTTGGCCGCCGCCGCGCTGCGGCGCTCGGCCCCGGCCTTGCGGTAGTTCTCGGCCAGGTTGTCCCGTTCGACCTGGTGGCGGTCCTTGAGGGCCTGGAGCTGGCGGCCCCGCATTTCGCCGTGGACATTGCGCAGGCCCTTCTGCGTATCGACCTCGCCGTGGATGGCCCGGTCGATGGCGCGGGCCTCCTTCTTGTACTCGTCGGCCCACTTGCTGAACGCGTCCACTGAGGCAGCCAGGGCGGCCAGTTCGGGTGACTCGGCGGCGTTGACCGACTTGACCCCCCAGCGACTCAATCGGCCCTTCATGGCCACGGCCAACGGCCCGATCTGGTGAGGGTCGTGGTTCTCCTTGATCGCACGGAGGAAGTCGTCGGCCAGGCCGCCCTCGTCGACCACGGCCCGGACTTGGCGCATTTTGGAAATACCCACCGAGCGGCGGAACCTGGTGCCCTTGGCCAGCGGCCGGGTCACGTTGCCCGCCAGGTTGTCGTCCTCGGCCACCGCCTTACGCGCGGCCACCAGGCGATCCATGAACGCCTTGGTGGCCTTGGGCAACATGGCGTCGAGGGCGGCCACGGCGTCGGCGTGGGGTTGGAGACGGCCCAGCGTGGCCAGGGCGACCTTGTGGGCGGCGTCACGCGCCCCCTTGGCCGCGAACACCCGGGCGGCCCGGGCTGACCCCGGCACCCACACCCCCACCCTGCCGTCCACAGCTTCGACCGGGCGCAACTGCCCGCTGAACAGGGACTCCTCGGTGGCGAAGCGGAGCGGGCCGGTTACCCACAGGGTCAGGGCTTCCTTCACCCTCGGGTCGATGGCCGGATCGTCCATGGCCCGGCGCACCGAGTCCCCGCCGGTGGCGCGGCGGGTGTCGAGGATCTTGCGCATCAGGGCAGCCTGCTCGGGGTCCAGGTCGGTCAGAGCCTTGGCGGCGGGCTCCATCAGCCAGGCGTAGCTGTTGGTGCCGAGCGACCCGGCGAGCGAGTACGCCTGGGCCAACTGGCCGAGTGCGCGCCCGACCCCGGCCCCGCCCGGGCCGATCTTCGACAGCATGTTGGTGATGGCGTCTTTGACCGTGAGGTTGGCCGACAGTTCCCCCGCCATCGTCACCCCAGCGCGGCCAGTGGAGATGTTCCCCACCTTGGTGGCGAGGGTGGCCAGGAGGCCCTTGTCGGCCCCCTCCACGCCCGCCTTGCGCAGCAGCCCCCCTTCGCCAGGCAACAGGTCCAACAGGCTGACCAGCGGGTGCTCGGCCAGCACCTTGGCACCGGCGTCCCCGGTGAGACTGGGGTCGGCGTGCAGCACTTCCCCGATGTCGGCCGCGCCGGGGAGGTAGGCGAGCAGGCTCTTGGTCAGCCAGTTGCCGATGGTCCCACCGGTGGTCGGCGCGGCCATCTCGGCGGGGTGGATGACCCCCTCGTAGGTGGCCTTGGCCGAGTCCCATAGTTGACGCTCGAAGCTGCCGGTGAAGATGCCGATTAGGCCAGTGGCGATCTTGCCCGCGTCGCTCACCGTGTTGGACAGCACGTTGGAGGGCGAGGGGTTGTCGGAGGGGACCGGGGTGACCGCGCTGGGGTTGTGGGCGGCCAGGATGGCCAGGTTGCGCTCCTCGGCGGACATCGGGTACTCGCCGTTCTGGACCCGGGTGAGGTCGAGCTGGTACACCGGCAGGTAGGACGCCGCGCTGATCCCCTGCGAGTTGGCCCAGGCGGTCGCCTTGGACCAAGCCGAGGTGAACTGCTGGGCCGCCGTCTCGGGGTGGTAGGACACTTCCTACCCCGTGCCGGCGTTGGTGCCCGCCCCGGGCACCGTGCCCCCGCCCAGCGAGGCGGTGGACAGTCCGGTGGCCGACCCCTTGGGCACCTTGACCGATCCCTCGGGCGTGACCGAGAGCGAGCCGAGGGGGGTGAGTCCCGTCGAGGCCCCGCCGGGGAAGCCACCGGACTGTTGGAGGGCTTCGACCACGCCGCCGGGTATCGAACTCACCGCGGCGCTGGGCACCTCGCCGTAGTAGGAGAGGTTGGACGTGATGTGGGACGCCAGGGCGTTCAGCCACGCCTGCTCGGGCGCGGACGCCACATTGAGTTCGTTGGCCTGGCCGTAGGCCAACAGGGCCTTGGAGATCGGGCCTGCCTCGGCCGCGTACTGGTTGCCGTAGGAGGCCATGGCGGCGTCCACGGGGGCGGCGTTGGCGTTGGCCGCCGCCAACTGGCTCGTGAGCCACTGGCCGCCCGCCGACCCGCTGGACAGCCCCAGCGAGGCCAGGGCCTGGTTGGCCGCACCGGCCTGGGCGGCGTTGCCGGTCGCTCCGCTGACAGCGGCCTCGACCGGGGCCAGCTCGGTGTCGTATTGGCTCACCAGGGCCTTGGAGATTTCGGCCCAGGGTCCGGTGGAGAGTTCCTTTTCGATAGCGGCGGTTTCGGATGCGGTCGAGGGAGCCTTGGGTGCCTTGGGTGCCTTCTTGGTCGGGGCCTTCTTGGCGGTGGGTTCCAAGATCGCGTGCAGCGGGCCGCCACCCTGGGGCGACGACGCGCCAGTCAGCTTGGCCCCGACCGGTTCTACCACCAGCTTGTCAAGACCGGGCCACGGGTTCACCGCGTTGGCGATGTCGTTGAGCCAACCGGGCATCACAGACCTCCAGATAAGAAGTTAGTCCCCAACCCGCCGATCAGGCTGGCTTGCGAGCCCAGGGCGGCGAGTTGCTGGGCACCGGCACCCTGCGCGTTGGCGATGGTGGACAAGAACTGCTCGGGCTCGGCCCCGACACCGAGCGATTGCAGACCGAAGCGCAACTGGTCGGCGGCCTGCTGGGCCGAGAGGCCCTGCCCCTGGGCGGTCAGGGCCAGTTGCTTCTGCGCGTTGGCGATCTGCTCCTCGGTGCCGCCGAAACCGACCTGTGACGACTGCTGGCCGAGCGCGGCGAGCTGCTGCTGGCGGTAGATGTCGGCCTGCTGCCACCCGTAGTTGGACGCCAGGTTGGCCTCGGCCGTTTTCTGGCCCCCGGTGTTGAGTGTGCCCGAAGCCGCCCCCTGGTCTTGTAGCCCCTGCTGCTGGGTCTGGAACGCCTGGCGGGCCTCGGCCAACTGTTCGGGGTACTGGGTGGCGCTCACGCCGTACTCGCCGGTCGTGATGCCTTCCTGGGCCGCTGCGGTGGCCCCCTGGGAGGCCAGGGCCTGGGATTGCAGGCCGGTGCCCTCGTAGCCCAACAGGGCGTTGGCGAAGTCGTAGCCCGCCGTGTTGCCGAGTTCCGCCGACGCCACTCCGAGTTGGGGGCCGGTGAGGCCGAGCTGGGCTGAGCCGAGGGCCGCACCGAGGCCGGATTGCGCCATCTGGGGGGCGTACTCGCCCGTCAGGTAGCCCGCGATCTGGTTCTGCCAGTTGGGCGAGGCCAACAAGCCCGCGGAGGCTGCCGTGGTGGGCGCGGCAGGGTTCGGCGGGGCTGTCGTCCCCTGTGGGGCAACGGGCGGGGTCGGGGCTTGGGAGCCGCCAGGAGCGCCGAGGATCGGCATTACCAGCCCACCATCGAGTCGTCCATGTATTGCCAGATCGGCCAGTTCTGCGTGCCGCTGGTGAACTGGTCGCCCTGGTCGGTGAAGCGCCGGGTCTTGTCGAACATCTGCTGGAGTTGGAGGTCGTAGAGGCCCTTGGCCTCCTGCCACGTCGGGTCGCGGTCGCGGCGCTTGGCCTTGTAGATGGCGTACTCGTAGCAGATCTCCTCATAGCCCGGCGTCACGTCGATCAGGTCGGCGTCGTCGGTGGCAACCACCGCCTCGCGGTAGTAGTACAGCGTGAAGGTGCCCGCGGCGGCGGGGACCGGGTAGGTGCCGAAGTACATGGACGACGCCGGGCCGGCCGTGTCGTTCCACAGGTAGAACGCCTGGGGGTACGCCGCGGGGAGTTGGTGCAAGATGCCCCAGATTTCGTCCATGGTCTTGATGCCGCGGAACTCCAGGGTGTAGGTCTGGTCGGACCCCGCGATGGAGAACTCGATCCGGTGGACGCCCAGGAAGTCGGCGGGCAGCGTGTAGGTCTGCTGGAGCACGACGGCCGCGATGTCGACCTGCATCCACAGCGCCTGGGCCTGTCGGGCGATGTCCTGCGCGCCCTGATTCACCCAGGAGTTGAGTTGCGCGTCACTCCAGAACTGTGCCGTGTCCTCGTCCAGCAGCGACCGGACCTCGGTGCGGGCGGTGGCGAGGGTTACTGGCACGTCACGATCCTACGCCCTAGACCTTGAGCGTCCATGGTCCTCCGGTCGGGTAGTAGTAGATGTGCCCGTCACCCGTGAACCCCCACGCCGGGGCGGTGGGAGCCGCCTCCAGGCCAGCCAGGTTGGGGGCGGTATAGAGAGTGAAGCCGGCCGACACCGAGGCGATCTGTATGCCGGTGGTGCCGAACAGGCCCAGGAGGGTGCCCGCGTCGAGCGTCAAGCCCTGGCCGCTCTCGACGAAGATGGCCTGGGTGGCTTCGAGAATCACCCCTTCGGTGGTGGTGATGGCGATGCCGCCGCCTCCGGTCTGGGTGAACAGGAACCCGCCGCCGCCGGTGATCGACCAGTCGATGCCGCCGCCGCCCGAGACGGTCCAGGTGATACCGACGCCGGTGGCATCGTTCACACTGAACCCGCCCTCTTGGGTCAACTCCCCCGGGGTGACTGTCTCGCCCTCTCCGGTCAACGACGCGTAGCCACCGGAGGGGAGCGACGTGGCCCAGCGTTCGATGGCCCGCATGTCGATGCCGTAGTCGTCGTAGGTGACGTTCTCCTTCGGCTGTTTGGCCGCCTTGCGCGGGATGAACAGTTGACGAAGGCTCTGCATCAGTTGTCCGTCGGCACTGAGGCCCGGATGTTGTAGCCGATGTCGATGGAGTTGAGGATGGGCGCTGACCCGGCGTCGTTGTCCCCGGTGATCTCGACCACCAGGTCGCTCAGGCCCAGCGCCCCGGCCCCGGCGTTGAAGCGGAAGGTGGTGGGGAACAGGCCGATTGCATCATCGGTCGTGGCCGTCCACGTGCCGATCTTGACGGTGATCGTGCCCCCGGTGGCATCGGGGGAGGAGGCCCGGATGACCACCTGGCGCACGTCGACCACCCGGTCGGCGGTCGGGACCACGTGGATGGGCAGGCTCACCCACTGCCAGTGGGCGGCGGGGATCTCTGAGTCGAAGCGCACCACCCACGGCCCGTCGTAGGGGCCGGACGTGGCGATGCGGATAGGCCCGGCGTACATCTGGGAACCCGCCCGGGCGGGCGAGAACCAGAAGAACGTCTGCCCGGGCACCGCGTCATTCCCCATCCCGTTGCGCGGGTAGAGCGGCCACCACGCCTGCGTGTCGGCGTCGTAGAGCATGTTGTTGGAGAACAAGATCCAGTCCTGCCACTTCTGGACGTAGAACCCGTAGTTGAGAGAGGGGATGATCCCCACCTCGTCGTCGTAGAAGTTGTCACGCAACTGGGCACTGATCTTGGTTGCGGTGTTGCCCCCGTTCCACAGCCAGGCCCCGCGGTTCTCCGAGCAGTAGACCACGCCGATGTTGGTCGACCCGGCCCGGCCCACGAAGTCCCCCACCGACTCCACCCCGGGGAGCGGGATGATCGAGGTCGGTGCGTCGATGTCCCCGATGATGACCAGCGCGCCGCCGTACTTCTTGATGAGCAGCAGCTCCCCCACGCTGACCGAGCCCCAAGCCCCGTAGCCCCAGGGTTCCTCGGCCTCGAGGATCGTGTTCTGCATACCGAAGTCCTGTGATTCGGGCGGGTCGGTGAAACAGATGTTCTCGTTGGTGGCGATGCCGCCGCTGACCGGCCACGAGTAGGTGACCGGGCCAGGCACGATCACCCGGTCGCCGTAGCAGATGACCGGCCCGGCATTGCCCGAGGTCATGGGGTCGATGAGGTCTTGGGCGGCGAAGCTGGTGGGGGCGTCGACCGGGGGGTAGCACCAGATGTGGCCCTGCGAGCCGTGGGGGTCGGTGACCACGGTGCCGGGGAAGATGAGCACCGGGGTGGGGATCACGTAGTCGGGGTCACCGATGACCGGCTGGGACGAAATCCGAGTCCAGGCCGGGTACGGCGCGCCGAAGATATCTGAGGTCGAGGGGTCCGTCTCGGTCACATTCGCGATGGCGTTGATGCCTGCGGTCTGGGGCACGAAGCTCCAGGCCCGCACGTAGTGGTTGGTGCCGTCGTCGCCTTCTACGACGATGACCAGTTCCTCGTCGCCGCTGGCCAGCCCCGGGTTGACGATGAAGCACGTCACGTACAGCGTGTCGGTGGTGCCCGGGTACGCCTCGGGATAGTCGAAGCTGGCCCCGATCCCCGGCAGTGGGCCAAGCCCGCCGCCGGCCAACGACGCGCAGCAGAAGGTGGCATCGGGGCTGCCCGCGCCGAGCGGGGCAGAGACGATGGTGCCGTCGCGCACGATGTAGGTGTTGTCCCAGCAGCCCGGCGACCAATCGTCGATGTGGCAATAGAACTCCACTCGTGCGGTGTTCTGATCTGCCGCCTGGGTGATCCCGTTGCTCATTTCGTCCTCGCCGCCAGCACGGCCACCAGGGCGTCACGCTTGGCGATCATGCCCTCTCGGATGGATTCCCCGAGGATCACCTGCTCGCGCAGCTCCTTGCACTGCAACTCGCACTCGCGGTTCTTGGCCGCGATGGGGGCGTCCTCACGGAGCACCTGCCAGGTGGTCCAGAACTTGCGGTGGTAGGCCCCCTCGTCGACCGCCACCTCTTGATGCTGGGTGACCAGCTTCTCGGTCGTGGATTGGAGGAGTGCGATCAGCGACTCCACCGGCATGGTCCCCCACGCCTCGGGGGCTTCCACGGCTAGAAGCCGCGCTGCGGCCCCGTGTCGGCGCTGGCACCCGTGAGCGCCGCTGCCAAGGCTTCGCCGTCGTCGTCCTCGGCCCCGCCGACAGCCGGTGCATCGCCACCGAGCTTGTCGGAGATGAGCGCGCGCATCTCGGCCAGCTCTTGCTCCATGGCCGCGTTGCGCGAGGCGATCTCGTCCATGCGGGCGCGCTGGTCGGTCGTCTCTCGCCCTTGGATCGGCACGTTGGGCACGGGGAAGGCGACCATTTCGGGGTCTTGGGCCGGGAAGATGACCGTCTCGCCGTTCATGGTCTCGATGCGCAGCCGCGGGGCGAAGTCGACCAGGGCGTCCACGTTCTCCTGCTCGATGCCGTAGCGGGCGAACAGGCGGCACAGCTCGTCGTAACGGGGCAGCACCACGCCGCGCGTCCCGTCCTCGGCTGAGTAGCTGAGCATGTTGCCCATCTCCGAGCGCGGGTCGCCCATGGCGAGCACCACGGCGGGGAAGGGCACGAAGTCGGTTTCGCCCGGCTTGATGTCCCAGTGCTTGCGGTTCCACCCGAAGCGCCACGTCACGTTGTCGATGTTCTCCACCCGCAAGATGTCGCCTTCGAGCAGGAACGGGCGGGGGGCGGGCCGGGTCTTGTGCCGGTCCTCGGGCTGGGAGACGACGCCGCGGGACTTCATGGAGGTGACCGTGGCCCCGTGGCCGCGTGGCTTGGGCGGGGACTCGGCCATGACGGGCGGCTGGACGACGCCGCGCGGGGGTGCTGCCATCGTGATCTCCTCCTAGCCCTGGGGGCCTTGCGCGCCCTGGGCACCTTGTGCGCCTTGCGCGCCCTGGAATCCTTGGTGACCTTGGGTGCCCTGGTTGCCCTGGGGGCCGGTGGTCGACGTGATGTTGGCGGCCAGCGCCAGGCCGAACGTGGTCATCATCGTGCCCAGGTCGTCGGCGGGCACGTCGCCGCCCCCGGCGTCGAAGATCAGGTTCGACCACCGCTCACCGAGGGTGACCGGCTCGGCGTACAGGGCGGTCCCCATGACTAGAAGGGCACCCCGAGCTTGACCCAGCACAGCACCGGCACGTCGTGGGTGCCGGTCACCGTTTCCAGCGCCACGCCGATGGTGGACAGCGTGGTGGTGGTGAGGGCCGTGCCACCCGAGTCCGACGCCGCCCCGACCGTGGAGGCCGACACGATGAGGGTGTTGCCCGCGGTCACCGCGTCGTCGACCAGCACCTGGGTCACCCCGCTGACCGCGCACATGGCGATGAGCGACGGCTGGGTGCCCGCGATGGCGCTGGGCACCGGGACGTCCGACCCGAGGCTGGACCCGCCGATCAGCACGCCGGCCAAGAGGCCAGTGGCCGCGCCCTGGGACGGCTCGACCAGGAGGGGAATCTGCTGGCCGTCACCGAAGTCGTCCTGGTCGTAGGGAATCTCGATCTGCATGACCGAGCCGACCGGGATGGCGGCTTCGAGGGCGGGGTCCACGGCGTAGGGGTGCCACAGCACCGAGTACTCGGGCTGCTGGTTCTGCCCCGCCAGGACGTTCTGGCTGTTGGTCAGTGGGCTCATGGGTTCCTCTCGGTCAGGCCGCCAAAAGTGTGAACTTGCCGTTCAGCTGCGGGTTGGTGTTGATGACGTTGCCCGCCACGTAGGTGAGGGACGTGATCACCATCTGGTTGGTGGGCTGCTGGAACGGGTTGACCACGAAGTCCCCGTTCTGGTTGATGATCAGCTCGAAGTAATCATCGTTGAGCATGAACAGGTTGCCCTGGGTGGTGGTCGGCAAGATGTGCTCGTCGACCAGCCAGGGCTGGCCCCTGAACCACCCGCCACTGAACCCGCCGTTGGCGTAGGTCTGGTCCACCACGGCGGTCGGCTGGATGTACTGGACCTGGGCTTGGAGCAGGTTCTCGTAGCGGGTCAGGTTGGCCCGGATGGACACGATGGTCTTGGGGGCGCGGGCACCCTTGGTGCACAGGTCGAACAGAGAGTTCAGCGCGCTCATCGACAGCGTGGAGGTGGTCGAGTCCACCTGGGCGTTGGTGAACGGGTAGGCCGAACGGCTCAGGCCCCCGTAGGTGGGGGAGATGGTCCCGTTGTCGACGATCTCGAACATGCCGTCGAACGCCTTGAAGTTGGACCCGTCGCTCCAGATGCCGTAGGCCAGCTTGTCGCGCAGGTCCATCTTGGCGTTCTCGCACGTCTCGATGACGTAGTTGGCCACCGCGTACTCCGAGTCGGCCCGGATGAGCGACCGCTGGTCGAGCGTCACCGAGGTGTAGTACTCCTTCCACTCCCACGCGTAGGAGAGTTCGGTGTCGCTAGGCTCGACGTTGAGGACTTCGGGACCGTAGAAGGCCCCGCCGGTCGCCCACGGCTTGTAGATGACGCGGGACTCGATCTGGGTGCCGCCCCGGCGCACCACCTTGTCCTTGCGCCACAGCCTCTCGGTCCACGTCGATCCGAGGTAGTACACGTCGGTCGCCTCCTCGCGCAAGATGCGCCGCGAGATGGACGTGATGGTGTCGACACCGATGGCGGTGACCATGGGCTAGTTCCCTTCTCCTGAGTCAGTGAGTTTGCCCACCATTTGGGCCAACACGGCTTGTCGCGATTCCTCGGTCAAACGACCATCGGGCCGGTGCTCGATGGGCTTGCGCACCGGCACCTCGCCGCTGGGCGATGCCGCGGACGACAGCGCGGTCAGCTTGCGCTGGCGCTCGGCGTCGGCGGGTGAGTGGCCGGGCAGGGCGGACGGTGGTGCGACCGGGGCGCCCAGGATCTTGGCCAGCAGGGCGTCGTTGGAGCGCAGCACGAACTCGAGCGACTTGCCCATGGCGGCTTCGAGGTCGCCGCCGGTGGTCGGCAAAAACGCCTCGGGCAGGCGCTGGGCACCGGCCATGGAGCACACCGCTTGGATCTCTTCGGCGCTGAGCTTGTCGCCGTAGCGCCCGGCGAACTCGGCGGTCACCTTGCGCGCTGCCGCATTGGCCAACTGGGCCTCGGTCTGGGCACTCTGGGCGGTGACCCCCTGGCGCAGCGCGGTGATCTCGGCGCGGGACTCTTGGAGTTCGCGCCAGATCTGGGCCTCGAAGGAGTCGGGGTCGACGTGCTCGGGCAGGGCGGGGGGGGCGGGTGGGGGAGGTGGCGGTGCTTGGGCTACCGGGGCGTCTGTGGGCACGCCCAGGTAGGCCCGGCGGATGGCACCTTGGCGCTCGGGGTCGACCAGCGCCTGGCGCACGGCCAGCAGCTCGGCGCGTTCGAGGTCGCTCAGGGTCGAGAAGAAGTCGGGCGGGGCGTCGGCGGCAATCGGCGGCGGCGGGTCGACCGGCAACTGCGCCGGGGGCGGCAGCACGGGCGGGGGAGGGGGCACCTCGTCGACCGGCGGCGGGTCGACCGGGGGCGGATCGGCACTCGGGTAGCGGTCGGCCATGATGGCGTCGAGCGCGGTGGAGAAGTTGGCCGGGTCGAAGGGCGTCTCGCCCTCGCCCTCGGCACCGATACCGAACAGGTCGGAGAGGCTCACGAGTTATCGGCTCCCGCGGCGACGAGTTGGCGCATCTGCTCGGGGTCGATGCCGCCCATGTTGCCCGCGGCGTTCGACGGTCCCTGGCCCTGGCCCTGGAGTCCGGCGATGCCGCCCATCAGGCCGCCGCCGGGAGGAGGTGCCGCGGCACCGGGAGGGGCACCGGGGGCGGGAGCGCCGGGGGGGCCACCGGGAGGGGGCGGGCCACCGGGAGCAGCGCCGGGCTGGCCGGCCTTGTTGAGGCCGCCGTGGATGAGGTCGAGCACGCCGGTCTGGAGCTTCATCAGCTGACCGGCGAACTGGGTGGCATCGGGGGCCTTCATGGTGTCGGTGATGGCACTGAGCACGTTGCCCAGCCCTTCTGCCACCGACGCCGGACCCGATGCCTTGCCCGCCATCAGTTGTCGGGGTAGTCCCGCGGCTCGGGCGTGACGTGCTCGGCCATGGGGTCGGCACCCCACGCCTGCGTCTCGGTCTGGCCCTGCCGCATGATGTTGGCCTTGCCCTTTGGCTGCGGCCCGTAGTCGGGGCCTACCTGGTTCTGATCGGCCATTCCGCACCTCCCGTGCTAGCTGGTCGCGAATGGTAGCCCCTCGCGCTTGCAAATGCACGCAACCGCGGAGAAGCCCGGTCAGTCGGGGCCGACCGGGCTTCTCCCCCAAAACGCAAAACCGGACTTGGGAAGGGCTACCGACCCTTCCGTCCGTGCTTACGGTGACCCTTACGGCCACGGGCGCGTGCGTGCATGTGCTCACCCCCTCCCTGATCGTTGGGATTTGCGATGTGAACGCCTGGACTTGCGCTTGCCCTGCTGGGAGGGCGACTCGCGCTTGCCGGTGACCGATGAGCGCCCGTGTGCCCAGGCGTGGGCGATGTCTGGGTGCTCCGCAAAGAGGTACTTCCGCTGGGCCTCACTCTTAAACGGCATGGCTGGCCTTGTTGCAGGCACGGCAGTACCGGTGACTCCCGTAGCGGTACGTGTTCTCGTCGTCGTAGGGATGGCCGCGGATGCAGTGAGTTTTGGCCGGGTTGGCAGCCGCTACGGTATCGCCGCGCATCAGGTTCTCACGATGCGTCACCGGCTCCATGTGACCCGGGTTCACGCAACCGCGATTCCGACACAGGTGGTCGATCTCCAGTCCGTCAGGTATCGGGCCAACGAGCAGTTCGTAGATCATTCGGTGGGCTAGGAAGTGCTTGCCCGCCACCGATCCCGCCCCATAACCCGCCTTAAGGTGAGAGCCGGTCCACTCCCAACAGTCATCGCCAATCTGTACTCGATCCTCGATGTAGTCGAGGAGACGTACCGTTGGCCTGTCGGGTTCCACTGCCGTCTAGCCCATCCCGTCGCAATTATCCCAGGAGTTGTTCATCGGGTCGTTGACCCCGATGTCGCCGGTCGGGCCGGTCACGAACTCGGTGGGCTCGGTGAACGAGTTGCGGGCTTCGCGCCCCCCCGGCTCGCCGTGGCGGCCGATCAGGCTGCCGCGGTTGGCCGCGATGATCGACCCGACGTTCTCGGTCGACATCTCATGGCTGATGCCCGCTCGGTTCACGGCGTGATCCATCCATCGGACGGTAGCACCCCCAACCCAGCGTGTCACGCGATGGGGGTCAGTGCGGGTGCCCGGTCCCCGGACCCGTTGGCTGGCCCTTCCCCCCGCCCTGGAGGGCGTGGAGGATGGCCTTTTGCTGGTCGGCCTGCTGCTTGCGGGCTAGCACGCTCTGCCAGTGGCTAACCCGGTACGCCTGGAGCACGTACTGGTCGTCCACCACGTTCATCTCCTTGAGCTGGTTGGCCTCTTGGATGCGCGCGGCCCGGCTGGTCGGCTTGGACGATCCGGCGTTGACCAGCAAGCTGAACCGCAGCGGCTCGGGGCCGTCCGGTCCACCCGGCGTGTAGAAGTGGTTGGCCGCGAGTTTGATGGAGTTCATCTCGCCCTCTTGGCCGACGATGGCCACGGTACGCGCCACGTCGTAGTTGCGCACGATCAGGTTGGCCACCAGCTCGAACGCCTTGCGCAGCGTCAACTCCAAGTTGCGCTGGGCGCTGCGGATGCGGATGAACCCGGCCTCTTGGGTCGCTGACACCTGCTTGTCGGTGGCCCGGCCCGATGGGATCTCGCCCTTCTGGCCGCCCTGGAGTCCGGCGATCCGTTCGATCTCGGTCAGCCAGAACGCGATGAACTCCATGAGCAGGGAGGGCAGAGTCGGCGGGTTGAGCCAACTCGGCTTGGCGTTCTGCGCGTTCGGGCCGCCGTCCACGTCGTAGATCCGACCGGGCCGGTTCACGAATGTCGAGCGGTCCATGCCCGAGTTCTTGACGCCCACGAAGATCGGGTTGCCGGTGTACTCGATGTTGTTCTGGCCGAGCGCGAGGAGGCGGTTGAGGGCGATCTGGCACGGCCCGATGTCGCGCACGATGGCCGAGCCCCACAGCTCGCCCGTCTCCACGTCCACGTAGCGGACGTAGGGGTGGCGGCTCATGCCGAACAGGTTGGACGCCATCTCGTCGAGCAGCACCCTCCCGCCAGAGTGGACGATGACCCGCCACTCGGACACCATGACGTACTCGGTCGGCTGGGTCACGTCGGCTGGCGTGACCTCCTCCAGATAGTTCTCTTTCAGCCAGCACTCGTAGACGTTGACAGCGCGGAACGGGGTGGCCCCGTAGGGCTGGGCGGTCCCACCGGGCGGCCCCCAGGTGGTCGGCCCCTGGCCGGCGTCGACCGGGATGAGCACCCCCTGCTTGGGCACGTTGGTCTGTTGACTGGGGGGGATGTGGTCCTTGGAGGTGTCACCGGCCACCAGGGCGGCGCGGATCTTGGCGTCGGATACCTCGGGGTAGCGGCGCTCGATCTCGCTCGCCGTCATGGTGTGGACCTCGATGATGAACTCGGCGTCGTCGAGGTTCTCGGCGTAGGGGTCGATGTAGAGGCACCACGGCGAGGTGGACTTGATGGCCACCTGGCCCTTGCCGTTCTCCAACCCCTGGTCCCAGGTGACCTTCAAGAATCCGGCCCCGTACATGGAGGAGTTCCAGAGCATCTTGACCACTTCGGCGTACCACTGGTCGGTCTGGTACACGCTGTTGATGACGCACTCCAGCTGCTCGGCCAGCATGTCTTGGACCGCGAAGTACGCGCTGAACGGGTCGGCGGCGGGCGTGATGGAACAGGAAATCTCCTGGTCGGTCATCCACCCGACCCGGGCGTCGATGGTGGGGAACACCTCGTTGGCCCGGATACCCGCGGCGGCGGGCAGCGACGACGAGGCCCGGTTCATGGTCAGGCGGTAGTTGCGCTTCCACTCGTTCAGCGTGTTGCCCTTGGCCTGCTTGGCCAGGGTGTAGATGTTGTTGAGCTGCTGGACGAAGGCCCACGGGTCGTAGTCGGGCGGCTTGCTGACCTCGACCAGCGTCACAGGTCACCCATCCCGTCGTGGGGGAAGATGCACGCGATGGCCTCCAGACCCTCGTACTGGTCCTCGGTGGCGAAACGGCGCTGCCCGCACACCCCGCACACGAACACCCAGGCGAACTCACCGCAGTTCACGTCGCCCTCGAAGTGACCGCGGACCTCCGTGTCGGTATCAGGCACGCGCCTTCTCCCACTCGGCCTTCTTGGTCGGCTCCAGGTCCTCGGCACGCACGTCGGGACTCACGCCGTGCAGCTCGGCCAGGCCCTCACTATCGCGGGCGTCCACGGTGACCAGCTTGCACTCGACCCCCATGTCGCGCTCCTCGCGCTCGGCCTGGGCGGCCAGCAGGGAGCGGAACTCGTTCTCGTTGCGCACGTAGGCCCCGACCACCGGGTCCCACCGGTCCTGTGATTTGAGGCTGGACGCGTTGACCGAGAACGACCGCACCCGCTTGGCCGTGGCCCCGCAGCCGTCCTCCATGCAGACGAACGAATCGGCGGGCACGTCGACCTCAATGATCCCGTGGTCCGCGCACGCGTAGGCGTACTTCACCGGGCCGGACCACCCTCAATACCACTCGTCGATCTCACCGGCCACAGCATACGCAGGAAGGCCGCTCCGATCAGGCTCTATGCCCGGAATGTGGTCGAGCATCCGGCCCCGGTTGGCCACCACCAGGCGGTGCGCGCCCGGCCCCTGGTCGCCCCGGGCGTCCATGGCGTAGACCTCGTTGAGGTTGAGAGAGGACCACTCGGTGGTGGCCGTCATCATGGCCACCCCGTAGGCCATGACGCAATCGTCGTGGCCCGACCTCCGCGCCGGGCCGAAGGTGCCGTCCTCCAGGCGGGTGTACTGGGTCAACTCGTGGTAGGTGGCTGGGTGGTGGATAAGCACATCGTGGCGGGTGATGAGGCCCTGGAGCACCCCGATGAGCCACTGTTTCGTCTCGTAGGTGGTGTTCCAACCGAGCAACTGGGCCGAGCGGCGGGCCTTGTCGGGCCGGCGGTCCAGCCAGATGTTGTTGTACCCGGCGTCTCTCCAGACCTGCATGACCTCGCGGCCACCACCTTGGATCTCGGTGTTGACCAGCGCGTCGTTGTACCAGTAGGCGATGGCGAGTGAAATCTGGCCGATCTGATTCGGCGTGGCCGACCCGTGCCACACCGCCACCTGCTCGTAGGTGGCCCGGTTGACCACCTGGATGCAGGCCGGGTCGCCTTCGATGGTCTTGGTCGGGTCGCACCCCAGCGCGTACTTCTGGCGGCGCTTGGGGTCCGGCGTCCGGTAGACGGTCAGGTGCCCCTGGTCCGTGGCGTTGAACGCCAGCTTGCCGTTGTCGTTGAACAGGTAGCCGCGGTCGCGCCCCACGTTGGGCGCGTAGCACAGGGGCAGGTGTTCGAGCGGGAACACGTTGGACCCGGTGGATAGGAAGGCTTCATCGGGCGTACAGGGGTACTCCTCGTGGAAGCCGTCCAGGCCCTTGGGCGCGTTGTTGATCTTGCGCCGCCGCCACGCCATCTTGGCCAGCACCCGCGATGGCTCGATGTCCTGGCGCAACAAGAACGCCAGAACCTCGCGCTCGTCGCCGTAGCGGCCGTCCTCCTCCAACAAGTCGTAGGTGAGGTGGTGGCCGGGGATCTCGTACTCGTCGTGGCGGAACCACGGGAAGAACATGGCCACGAAGTCGCTGTTGCCCTCGGGGTCGACCGACTCCTGCCAGCCGTCGTGGAAGTATCCGCCCACGCCGTCTGCGGTCGTCTCCTCGATCCAAATGGTCCCGTGCTCGAAGGGGATGGCGTTCTCCAGGCCCGGGATGATGGTGTCGGCGTTGTCGCCCCAGCGCGCCACCTCGGAGCAGTGGACGGCCTGGATCGTCATGCCACGGCCCACCTCCTCCTTCGATGCCATCGCCACGCGCACGGTGGAGCCGATGGGTTCCTCGAACACCAGCTCGGACTTGGTGTCGTACTTGGTGTCGAACAGGTCGCGGAACGGCCCCTTCTCCCAGAACCGTTTGAACATGCCGAACAGGTAGGTGGAGTCGTCCTTCTCCAGAGACAGCACCAGGGCGAGCGAGTTGGGGTGGATGAAGCCCCAGACGAACAAGATGGCCTCGGTGACGGTCGACACGCCGAGCTGGCGACCTTTGAGCACGCGGATACGCACGGGCAGACCGGCGTTGTACTGGCGTTCGACCTCGGCCACGAACGCCCGCTGCGCCCAGGCGAAGGGCGCGTTGCGGTCGAGCTTGATGATCTTGCCCGACTTGGTGCGGATCTCGAGCAGCTCTAACCAGGGCCAGAGGTCTAAGCCCGCCATCAGTCAGTCGTCCTCGTCGGGAAATGCCACCATCAACGCCGCTGTTTCGATCAGCCCCCGAAGTCGGTAGCCCGGGATCGCGTGGGAATGAACGAACGTCAGTTGGCTACCAGCCTCAGTTCCCACGTCGTTCATCGCCACAATGAGCACGTAATCCTCGATCACCGGCATCTGTACGTGTTCGCAGCAGAAGCGCGTCTTGTTGGCCTCGATCCACTCCACCAAGTCCTCGTTGAGTTTCGCAAACTCAGCCGGGTGGTCATGGTCGCTCATCAGTCGTCTTCCTCGGCCACCATGGCGGGCCGGCGCTCGGCCCGTGCCCCCAGCACAAAGTCGCCGGGCGGCGCGATGACCACGGGCGACTCGCGCACCCGGGCGAAGGCGTCCATCAGCTCCTTGCGGGCGTCGGTCAGGGCGTCGGACGGGCGCTTGCCCGCCGCGGCGATCTGCCGACCGAGCACGCTGGCGGCCACCCGGGCCGCCTCGGCCGGGTTGCCGTGCTCGATGACCTCGGCGGTGCGCCGGAGCGTCATCCACTCGATGTGCTCAAGGTACTCGGCCCGGTCCGCCGTGCCGTAGGTGGCGACGCGGACCTCACGGGCCAGTTCCTTGGTCACCTCGGGGGCCAACTCGAAGATGGTGGCGACCACGCCCGAGGGCACGCCGTGTTCGAGGGCGCGGCGAACCAGGGCCTCGTACACGTCGAGGTCGATGCCCCTAGCCAACGAGCGCCGCCAGCTCGCGTTCGGCCTGTTCAGCCGAACAGATGTCGCAGCGGCAGCCCTGGGCGTACTTGCGCTTCGTGCCATGCCCGTCGCGGGCGATGGTGTCCTTGTTGGACTCGTAGTACGCCCGCTGCTTCTGAGCGATGGTGTCCTTGTTGGACTCGCGGTACGCCCGCTGCTTCTGAGCGATGGTGTCCTTGTTGGACTCGTAGTA